TGCATTTACATTTACCAATGCACCATCATCAGGTACTGGTCAATTGTTTACGCTACTATTGTTGCAAGACGGAACTGGTGGAAGATTCCCAACATTCTCCAATACAATTTATTGGGCTGGTGGTGCAGCTCCTCCTGCAACAACAGCAGCAAATGCTCGTGACTTGTGGACGTTTATCACCTATGATGGTGGCACAACGTACTGGGGAACGTTGACGATGAAGGACGCTAAATAATTTTATAATTACTTTTTGAGTTTGTTATGAAGATTCATGTATTGGCGAATCCACGCAATCCAACAGGATTGATGAACCGCGTTGATCCATTCGCGGTTCATGCTTACAAGTACATCAAACATTTATCTCAACATTTTGAGATGATTCACTATGGTCTAGAAGGCTCACAAGTCGATTGTGAGCATGTAGATGTTCCTGCAATTAAAGGCATTGATACAATTCCTTTTAACAAAGCTGCAGGACAAGAGATTCAAAAACGTAAATCAGCTGGTGATATTATTGCATGTTTCTATGGCATTGATAATAAACTTGCCTGTGATATGAATGCAGATTGTAAAATTGTTGAACCATCTATTGGCTACAGAGCCAACGGCGTCTTTGCGCCATATCGAGTATTCACCTCCTATGCATCGATGCATTTCTTCTATGGAGAAAGAGGGATGCTAATGAATCCTTCATGGTTTGATGAAGTGATCGGCAATCCGTTTACACTCTCTGAATTCGAATACGAATATCACAAAGACGATTATTATTTGTACTTTGGTAGAGTGTGTGAAGAAAAGGGTGTACATCTTGCAATCCAAGCAACAGAAAAAATGGGCAAGAAACTCATCATTGCTGGTCCTGGATCATTGAATTCGATTGGTTACTCTAACACACCAAGTCACGTTGAGATTTTTGGAGTTGCAAACGCTGATCAACGCAAGCAATTAATGAGAAAGGCAAAAGCATTGTTTGGATTGACCTATTATGTTGAGCCATTTGGTAACATGATCATTGAATCAAATCTATCTGGCACTCCTGTAATCACAACCGATTGGGGTGCATTTCCTGAGATTGTTATTCAGGGGCAAACAGGATATCGTTGTAGAAATTTTAAAGACATTTTAAATGCAATGGAAAACATCGAGAACAATCAAATTAGTTCTATGAATTGCGCAGCGCACGGAAGAACTTTTTCTGATGAGATTATTCATGAGAAACATCGTCTCTATCTTGAGCGAGTAATCAAAAATCAATTCTATGAATAAGATTTTTGTTGTCGGCTCATCAATTCAAACTCGAAATATACCGCTGACGTATAGCCCTGTGCGCACTGTCTTCTCGTCAGAAGAAAGGTTTCGCCAAACTATTTTTACAGTCAACTCAATCAGAAATTCGTTTCCTGATTCTAAAATTGTAATTGTTGATTCTTCTGAAGACTACACAGAGTATTTGGCCACGCTGAGATATTTTCCAAATGTAGACTTTGTGCCATTAATAGAAATTTGTAAGAATGCGTTTGAAATTGTAAATACCCATCCAAATAAAAGTTTGTGCGAAAGCCTATTATTAAATGCATATTATCAAACGCACAAGAAAGAATTGCAACAGTATGACTATATCATCAAAGGTTGCGGAAGATATTTCTATTGGAATTTTAATGACTCTCTATTTACACAAGAAAACAAAGAAAAGATCTTTTTCAAAAAACCATTAAACTTTGAGTTGAATGATTCTTGGAATTATTCTTTAGTTGATCGCCGCTCATATCAAAATAACAATCGATTACATCAGTATTGTACAGTTTTATACGCATTTGGATCACAGCACTTAGAAACATTCATAGATATAAATGAGGCGACGATTCATCTACTGCAACAAAAGAAAATGGCGCATTACGATATTGAAACTTTATCATATTATTTCACAAGACCACACGAAAAACAAATTATTGAAACTGACTGGAAAGTTTGTGGTTGGGATGGAACTTCTGCAAGATTTATGTATTATTGAGGAATCTCATGAAAACAAATTTAATTATCACGGATGACTTCTATCAAAATCCAGACGATGTTCGTGCTTATGCATTGAGTCAACCATTTGAAGTTTCTGGGAATTACCCTGGAGTTCGAACAAAGCCATGGCTTCCAAATGATCTAAAGAACTCAATTCAGTACATCGTACAAAATGCAGGTGGTCGAATCACTAATTGGTTTGAAGAGTCAGGATACACTGGCGCGTTTCAAATTTGTACCGCAAAAGATAGAACTTGGATTCACGCCGACAGTTTTAATACTTGGGCTGCTGTTTGTTATCTAACGCCAGACGCACCGCTGTCATCGGGAACTGCTTTGTATAGATGGAAAGAAACAAAAGAATACCAACGCGCAGATAATAGCGCTCCATATCTTGATGGATATGATTATACAAAATGGGAAAAGGTTGATTATGTCGCAAACAGATACAATCGAATTGTGATGTATCGTGGGAATTTATACCATGCTTCATTAGATTATTTCGGCGATAATTTTCAAAATGGTCGATTATTCCAAACCTTTTTCTTTAATACGGAATACTAATGAAGATTCTTCATGTAATCTTTTCGTGTAACCGAATCAAGTATCTAACAAAAACTTTAGATTCGCTCAAGAATCTAGATTATGGCGATCATCAAGTTGACAGATTAATCATCGACGATTATCCGCGGACTCGAAATCCAGCAATCTTCAATTTGCTTTGTAAAGTTCATGGCTTCAATAGTTTACTTCAACCCGATAATCTTGGACTGTCCGTAACTTGGACAAACTTTTTCGAATTTTTAAAAAATACAGAATACGATTATATTCTCCATCAAGAGGACGATGTTGTATTGCTCCAACCAACCAAAGTGGACGATCTGATTCAGGTGTTAGAGTCTGATCCAAAAATGGCTTCGGTGGTTTTGCAACGACAACCATGGTATTTCACCGAAACTGAAACCAGAGTCGAGCCAACAGATATACAGGTTCGAAATTATCTGTATAGCAAGAATATAAAAACATTCCCTATTATCTTTTCTCTTTATAGAAAATCTATTGTAGAATATCCGTTTAAAGATTACTGGAAATTTAATTTAAACGAAGGTATGATAATGGTATATTTGAGTCATTTCGAACAAATGTATTCAGCGACGTTAAAAAGGTTGAATGGAGAAAATTTAATTGAACACATCGGAGAAGAAACAAAAGGAAAACGAATACTAGAAGGAGAACCAAATTGGGAGAAGTTTGCGCATATGGACCCGAATCGAGTCTATAGTTCTCGAAATGGGAAACTGATAGAGTAACTAAATATAGAATAATTAGAGAGGTTCTAAATGGCGCAACCTAGCACTCGAGCTCAACTTAAAGATTACTGCCTCCGCAAACTCGGATTTCCCGTAATTGATATCAACGTTGATGACGATCAACTCGAAGATCGCATTGACGATGCTCTTCAGCATTTCTCGAACTATCACTATGATGGAACTGAGCGAGTTTATTTGGCACAGGCTTTAACAAACGCAGACATTCTAAACGGATATTTGAGGCTTTGCGATAACATCGTGGGCGTTTCTCGCGTGTTTGCATTCACAGGAACGACTGTCGGTTCGACCTCCTCGACTGGTTTTAATATGTTCGATATTAACTATCAGTTACGCCTAAACGATTTCTATAATCTAACATCCTCTTCATACACATACTACGTTATTGCTCGTGAGCATCTAGCAATGCTTGATATGATCGTTACTGGCGAGATGCCATACACATATAATCGAAAAGTGAACAAACTAGAAGTTATCACCGATTGGAATAAGTTTAATATCGGAAACTATATGGCTTTCGAAGCGCATAGAGTTGTCGACGAAGAAACGTATAGCAAAGTTTATAACGATTTGTGGTTGAAAGAATATACCACTGCTCTCTTCAAACAGCAATGGGGCACAAACCTAAAGAAATACGGTAACTATGTTCTTCCTGGTGGTTTGGTTATCAACGGTCAGCAAATTTATGACGAGGCTTCAGTAGAAGTCGAAAAACTTGAGATGAAACTCCGCGACACGTACGAAGAACCAACAATGTTCTTAGTAGGCTAAAATGTCAACATCGGTATATTTCAACAATCAAAGAGCAACCGTTGAGCAAAATCTTCTTGAGGATTTGATTATCGAATCAATCAAGAATCACGGTATCGACGTTTATTATCTTCCAAGAGAATCTCAATCATACATTGGTGAACTTTTTGGCGATGATCCAGTTAAGTCATATCGAAAGGCAATCAAGATAGAAATGTATCTTGAGTCTTTCCAAGACTATGAAGGCAATAAAGAATTCTTCTCTAAATTTGGTCTTGAAATTCAAGAAACTGCTCGTCTTTGCATTGCTCGCAGAAGATTTGAACGTCAAGTAAGCAGAACTATGGGTAGTGGTTGGGCAGTACCAAAAGAAGGTGACCTAATCTATCTACCAATTCAATACAAACTAATGGAAATTAAGTTTGTTGAAGAAGAAAAAAACTTTTTCCAGTTAGGTAGAGACTCAAAGAATCCTTACATGTACGGATTGACAGTTGAAGCATTTAAGTATAATGGCGAATTGTTTCAAACTGGCACTGAAGAAATTGATCGCATTGCTGATGTTCAAGGTTATGCGTTAGAACTGAATGTTGATGCTGGAGGAACTGGAACGTTCCAACACTTTGAGGTTGTATATCAAGGTGCAAGTCTTGCTACTGCAACTGCAAAGGCAATTGTTGCTAAATGGGATCTACCAACGAGAAAATTAAAATTGAGAAACATCTACGGTGCATTTACTGGTGGTGCATTGATCAAAGGCGTTACAAGTAATGCTCAATGGACATTGCATGAAGCACCAGATGTAATGAGAAATATTAATAATGAAGCCATGGAAGATAATGAAAGAGTCGAGCAAGAAGCTGACGGAATTATCGACTTCACTGAGATCAATCCTTTTGGTGAGCCATAATGTTATCTAATATTCATTTTTATCATCGCGTCACTCGTAAGATGGTGGTTGCATTTGGAACGCTGTTCAATAACATTCGTTTGGTTCGCTATAACAAAGCAGGCACTCAAGAAATTGAACGTATTAATGTTCCATTGCAATATGCACAGAAAGAAAAATTCTATCAACGCATAACGCAAGATCCTGAACTCACAAAAGAAGTTCAAATCACATTGCCAAGAATGTCATTTGAATTGACAGCAATCACATATGATCCATTGAGAAAAAGAAATTTATTTACAGAGAGTTTTTCTCCTGATACAAACTCAACAGTAAAATCTATTCGTACAACTCCATATAATTTTGAGTTCGAATTGAACATATATGTGCGTAACACTGAAGATGGCACTCAAATTGTTGAGCAAATTCTACCATACTTTAATCCTGATTATAATCTAACTCTTGATATTATTGGTTTAGCTGATCAAAAAGTAGACGTGCCATTTATTCTTCAAAACGTTACATACAGCGTTGATGACGTTGGTACTGGAGATACAACAAGAGTATTGATCTGGACTCTCACATTTACTGCGAAAGGTTATATGTTTGGTCCAATTGTTTCTCGCGATGTCATTAGAAAAGCCACAGCAAATACATACAATTCAATTTTCGAACTAGACAACAAGCGTTCATTGACAATGAATGCAAGCACTGGCACTGGTAACTATCAGGCTGGCGAACTAGTATTTGAGGGGCGCACATTGAGCGCAGCAAATGCAACTGGCTTTGTTGATAGTTGGAGCAATACAACTAAAACACTAATTGTTTCTGATGTTAACGGAATCCTCAGAGCAGATCGCTATTTGACGGGTGCAGTAACTAACACTGCGTATAAAATACAAACGTTTAATACTGCAGACAGTCAGTTAAGTAAACTAGTTATTGTGCCAAATCCAATTACAGCAAATGCTCAAACAGCATTTGGTTTTGATGAAACAATTCTTGAGTTCCCAAATATAAGTTAATATGAGTGAAGTTGATAAAAATCTTTCTGATATTTTAAACACTGATTATATTCCTGTGGTGAGCGAGGGTAATAAGAGTGTTACTATTCATGAGCCCGACAGATCAGTTGATAATCCTGACGCTGACTATTCTCGTGCTAATTATTACAACCTTATCGAAAAGGGTAATGAGGCTTTGGACGGCATTCTTGAAGTGGCGAGAGAATCGCAACACCCAAGAGCGTATGAAGTAGCAGCAAACATGATCAAGAATCTCTCTGACGTTACAGAGAAACTCATGATTCTACAAAAGCAACAGCAAGAACTTCAGCCAAAAGAATCAGCAGCACCAACCAATATCAATGTAGACAAAGCAGTATTCGTCGGAAGCACTGCTGAGTTATTGCGACAATTAAAGAATGAATCCAATAGCGGCTAAACTAAAGCATTATCTTGGCAACCCCAAGCTGAAGCGAGTGAACATGGCGATGAATCTCACGGAGGATCAAATCCGTGAGTTCGTCAAGTGTGCTCAAGATCCAACATACTTTATCGAAAACTATGTTAAGATCATTACACTTGATAAAGGGTTCGTTCAGATTGAACTTTATCCGTTTCAAAAACAAGTTGTCAATGATATTAACAACAATCGTCGCGTAATCGTAAAGGCAGGTCGTCAGGTCGGTAAGACTACGATCATCGTCGGATATATTCTCTGGTACATTCTATTCAATCAAGATAAGACTGTCGCAATTCTTGCTAACAAAGCCAGTACGTCAAGAGAAATTCTTGCTCGTATTAAGTTGGCATATGAAGCATTACCGATGTGGATTCAGCAAGGCGTTAAAGTTTGGAACAAGGGTGACATTGAAT